CTTGGGGTTGTGTTCCGATTGATGTAGATTGGGCAACAGGAACAGATATTTATAAGGAGATGGAAGCTAAATTGCTCTTATCCGATGTTATAAAATCGTTGCCTGATACCGAAAATATTAATGTTATAGACAAAGCTAAATCAGGCAATGTTTTATAACGGTTGCAAATATGAGAAGTAAATTTTATCTATAAAAATAGATAAATCAAAATTTATTTCTTATATTTGTTGTTATATTTAGGTTTTTAAATTTTATACATATGAATGATTATATTAAAGAAAGATTAGCAGAATGGGCAATGAACATTGATTATTTTCAAATTGGTGAAAAAATTTTAGATTTTGATGGTAGTATTTGTGTTATCACTAATAAAACAGTAAATAGTATTGAAGTTTCTATTAAAAGAAAATCTGAAAAAGGTATTGATTGTAAAAATTGGTTTGAAATGAGGAATTTCAATAAAAGATTTAAGAAAATTTAAAAACTTGAATATAACGTCCGATGATAAACAATCGTTTTAATGTTGTTTATCATTTGTTATGTGTAGTAATTTTGTGGGAGGGATTTCTATTTTGAATTTTTATATATAAACTAAATAAACTTAAATTATGAAATACTTAGAAAATTTTAATAACTTTGACATTAATAAGGATATTGAAAAATCAACAGATATAGAATATCTTAAAGAATTAGAAAGATATGTTGATATGGATATTGATAATATTGGTAAAGATAGTGATGTTATTAAAAAGATGAAAGCGAAAATGAGAAATCTATCTGTTGAAGAAATGGAGAAACAACAAAAAGAGGGGTTTCTTAATTTAAAAAAGAAAATTCAAAATAGAATTTCAGAGTTAGGCGGATAAAAAATTATTACACATAACGGTTGCAAATATGTGTAGGTTTTATTTGGAAATCTCATTTATTTGTATTACCTTTGTTTAAAACTTACACATATTTGTTGTTATAAAATCGTAAAAATTATGATAAACTATTACTTAGAAGAAATTGAGAGATACATCGATAAACTGAAGTCTGAATCTTTTGAAGGCTGGACCGAAGATGAAATCAAAGGTTATTTAACTGCTTGTGAATCAATAAAACAAAAAGTAAAAAAGATTCAGATTTCAGCTCGATTAGACTCGATGGAAGAATAATTTTTATGTTTTATAACTGTTATATATCTATAACTCAACTTTTTTCCTTATTTTGCATATATTTCAAATATGAAAAAGATAGATTATTACGAAATTTGCAATCGAAAATTGAAGTACTTAAATTACTCAGATAAGACCATAAAATCCTATCTTTTTTATATCAATCAGTTTTTATCTCAAATAGATTGTCCGCCGAGTAGATTGACATCATCAGATTTTCAATCCTATTTGGATAATTACAAATTCACTTCCATTTCTCAACAAAATCAAGTAATTAACGCAATTCGATTTCTCTACAAAGAAGTCTTGAATAAGAAATATGATAAAGTTTCTTTCAAAAGACCCAAATCAGAAAAGAAACTACCAAGAGTCATTGACTCAAATCTAATTATAGAAAGATTAAATAAGATTGAAAATTTAAAACATAAATCAGTACTCACATTAGCCTATTCAGTTGGTCTAAGAGTTTCAGAAGTCCCGAATCTTAAAATAGAAGATATTGACTCTAAAAGAATGTTAATCCATATCAAAAATGGCAAAGGTAAAAAAGATAGAATAGTTCCACTTTCTGAAACCGTTTTATTACTTCTTAGAGAGTATTACAAGCAATATAGACCAACCAAATACCTTTTTAATGGTCTAAACTCAAATCAATATACAATCCAATCCTGTCAGAAATTATACAAGAAATACATAGACCAAAATTCATCTATTCACACACTCAGACACTCCTCATTTACTAATCTTCTTGAATCCGGAACAGATCTGAGAATAATCCAAAAGTTAGCAGGTCACTCTTCATCAAAAACAACCGAGATTTATACTCATGTTTCAACTCAAATTTTGAGTAAAGTAAAATTGCCTATTTAACGTTTTAATATATACCATAAATATTTTTAAGTTTATGGCAGATTTAAACGGATACGGTAATGAATATGTTCCCTACCAAGGCGGTTGGACCATCGAAGAACTAACAGACTTCGTTCAAAATGAAATTACAGTTGGTTGTTCTCTACCCAAAGTTCTTCCTGATTCCGAAATCAGAAGAATTATAGAAACCAGAGCTCTTCCCTACTTTTATAGAAGATACCAATACGCAGTTCAAAAAATGTATTTCTTAATCAAAAGAGATGCTTTCTTTACAGAAGAATTCACTAAGTATCGTTATGTTAATGTTCCCTGTGAAATTCAATCTGTAACCTATCTATATGAAGTTAGAAATGCTTCACTATTCCAATTAGGTATCAACACACCAAACCTTTCTGTAAACTTAGGTGTAACTAACCAACCTTATTTATCATCCTATGTTACAACTATTGGTGATTTAGGTGTTTATAAAACAATTCTCGATTCAATGTCAGATATGATGAATCAATTGAATAAATATACACTCAAATACCAATTCAATGCACTTCAACATAGATTAAACATCTTAACCGATGTTAAATATGATGTGGTTATGGAAGCTTATGCTAATATACTTCCAGAATATCTTTTTAAAGATGATCTTTTTATTAAATATGTAACCGGTTGGGCTAAAAAACAATATGGTAATTTGACTGGTCGGTATGATTTCACACTTCCCGGTTCGGTCAAAATCAATGCTTCTGATATGATTAGCCAGGGAAATGAAGAAATTAAAGAGGTAGAAGAAGAGATAAAAGGACAAAGCGATAGTTCATTTTTTTATATGATAAAAAGGTAGCGGACATTTTAATATATATACTTAAAAAAAGTATTATATGAAATATACATTTATTTATGCGCTGTGTGATCCTGATACCGAGGAAATAAGATACATTGGTAAAGCAAATTCAATAAGAAGAAGATATTCCGATCATATCAATGAGTGCAAAACTAGTAGAAAATCACACAAAATATCTTGGATTAAATCACTTTTAGTAAAGAATAAAAAACCATTGATTAAAATCTTAGATGAAGTCCCCCAAGATGATTGGAAATTATGGGAAGTTCATTATATAGATTTATACAAGTTAAAAGGAGCAAATCTAACAAATTTAACTGAAGGTGGTCAAGGTGGCAATGGTTATAAACACACCGAAGAATCTAAACAGAGGATGAGAAAATCCAAACTTGGTATACCTTTATCAGAAGAACATAAAAAGAATATTTCTGAATCTGTTAAACTAAAAGCAGAGGAAACTCCAAACTATAATCGTTCTGGTAATAATCTTAAACAACCACTTGATAGAGATTTATTGTATCAACTTTATATTACAGAAAATCAATCTATTCCTGAAATTGCAGAGAAGTTAGATTGTAGTGAGAAAAAGGTTTGGGATAATCTTCAGGATTATGAAATTAAGAAAGACAAAAGGATTTGGAAGAAGCAATGTGGTTCAAATTTTACGAAAGTTGTTTTACAATATGATTTAGATGGTAATTTAATTAAAGAGTGGAAATCAGTTTCAGAGATTAATAAAAAATTAAAAATAAAACCGGATAAGTGTTGTAGAGGTGAGGCCAAGTCCGCGGGTGGATTTATTTGGAGGTATAAAGATGGATGGTTTGATTTAGGATTAGATAAATTAGATGAACAATCTCGTCAAGTTTCTCAATATGATTTATCGGGTAATTGGTTAAGGGATTTTGATTCTATAAAGGAAGCATCTGAATTAAATAATATAAATGATGGTAACATAGGTTCTTGTTGTTTAGGTAAATCTAAATCGGCTGGTGGATTTATATGGAGGTATTATGGAGATGAGTCACCGAAGAAATATTCTAATAAAACGATTAGAGGAGTTTTACAATATGACTTATTTGGTAATTTGATTGGTGAGTATGATTCATTGATAGAGGCGGCAAATCAGACAGGTAGTAAATCTAATTGTATTCAGATGTGTTGTGTTGGTAAATATAAACACTCGAATAATTTTATCTGGAAATATAAATAATATATACTCTTAATGAAACATTTAAAACCATTTCACCTTTTTGAGAATATCCAAAGTGATGAAGATTTATTGGAAATAAAAGATATTATACAAGAACTAGCGGATGAATGGGATATTCAGTGGGTTGATGAGGTTCATTGGTTTTCGATTGAAACTGGTAGTTTTTTATATAATATTAGAAGGATAGAGGGAAATATAACGTATCAGATTTTAATTGATATTATCCTACCTAGTAGTTTTCATAAATTTGTCGGAGATGAAAATGCTATACTACTTCCGGCAACAATTCCAGTTTACGAAAAATGGAACTTATTTATCAAGGAAGTTGAAGAATGTGTTCAAAGACTATTCAATATTGGATATGAAAGAGTTCAGTGGGTGAAAGATGGAAGACATCTTCAAATTTTAATGTAATTTGAAGATTTCCGGGTTCGTTTTTAATATATACTATTAATGAAACATATTTTACCTTATAGTTTATTCGAATCAAAATCAGATGATGATACTTTATACATTTTTGATTTTGACGATACGATCGTTGACTCGCCAAGATTTGAAGAATTGGCTATTAATTATTTGAAGGAAGGAGTCACTATTAAATCTTTATTTGATAGGGCTTTAAATCAGATTGGAGTTTCTAAGTCAGATATTAAGATTGAGCATGGTAGATTATATGTTAATGATCCGGATTCTAAGATAGATGTTAAGGGTAGTTGGGTTAGAAAGAAGGGTAGAGTTTATTTAGTGGCTCCTGATAGGTTTTATTATTCGGATATAAGTTTTCCAGATAAAGTAACTAAATTGGCTCAAAAATATAAGAAGGTTAAGAATAAAGCAATTGTTACTGCCAGATTACATACGGTTAGGAATTTACTCGAAAAGTATTTGGATAAATTGGGATTA